TCTGCGTATGTTGTCGCCTCTTGCGATGTCAAATCGACACGGTTGGCTTCCGTATCCAGAACAGTTAGCCCGTTGTCTAGTACGCGATCTGCAATGCTTGCCATTAGTAACTCCTAATCGTTAAACGACGACCTGAACCGCTAGATTTTGCCTTGTCGCTTTCCATGTTTATAGCATCTATTGCGCTTTGATACAACGCTGCCCATGTCGTCATGCGGGCATCTTCACCCAAGAACGGCGCTGAGTGGATCAAAGCACCGTACAAATATGCGTCTGGATGATACTGTAGCACCCAATTTGATGTATTGCTGTCCGTCAAAGCAGGTATTCTACCATAATACACCATTTCTAGCGTGTAACTTGCGTCTGGTGTTGGGAATGCTTCAATAGAACCGTCTGTAATCGCATAGTAACGCGGTTTACCTTGTGTGTTGGATGTATTTTCACGGCGCGACATCAACTCGCCCTGACCAACCAATTCAAGCGCATGTGGCGGCGTTGCCTGTACCTGCAATCGGATCGGCTCAACAAAGTCCGTAGGTAATGCGCTGTATTGGGTGTCTAAAACAGCAGTAGATCGACGCTCCATACGCCAATGGCGAACTAAGCGACCTATATTGACCTCTGCCAGATCAATAAACGTCTTGATCCGCTCTGTCCAGAAAATCTGCGATCACCGTCTGTAATTCTGCGTAGGTTGTAATTGGCATTTATAAGCCTCCGTATCCCATCAAGCCGCCAAGCCGCTGATTTCTGTTTTCTTGCTTTTCTCGCATGTAGTCTATCACACCCATGATCGGTATTGCACCTAACGCAGCAAAAGTAGAAAATCCTTTGTCGTTTATTCTACCCACAAGATTTGGCGTTAATTTTATGCCTAGGCTGTCAAAATCACGATCACCGAGATACTCATTCTCTAAGCCCTGCTGGCTTAGGCGCACATTTTCCAGATCATAGTGACCCTCAAACGGCTTCATCACGTCTTTTATGTAATTAACAGTGTTTTTTTGGTATCTGTCTATGGTTCCTTGCGCTGGGCTTGAAGTCCCACCTACTGCACCAATCGCTTCTTCATCTTTCGGAAACGCTACATAGTCAGCGCCCCTGTCGATTGCATCTAGAATAGATTGCTTTATTGCGTATTTAGGCCACGCCGCTGAGTTTGACATATATGGGCCACCTGCCATTGCCACACGGTCTGGCCGATTGCCCATTGCTGCATTGATACCATAGTTTGTTTCGGTTTCACGATCCACTTGCTGTATGGCGGCAAGGTTGTCTGAAAGTCTGCCTTCGTAATCCAACAAGCTTGTAGTAGCTTCATTAATGTTAAACAAACGCGGATCGGATCGCGCGACCTCTGGATTTGCGTATAAGAAATCCGCCATAGCACCGATGCTTATGTCATCATTCTTCAGCAACATCATCTTTTCGTCTGGTGTAAGGTCATTCACGTCTTTGTCGATGACATAAACCATGTCCGCATCCAACTTTGCCAACGTATCTGCGTCTTGCCCTGCTCTCATATATTTTGCGTTGGTATTATGCGCGTCTAATGCTGTCATCCACTTCAAACGCTCAAACAATCTAGGGTCATCTGAAGCATCTCTGAATGCTCTTGCTCTGTCTGCCCCTAAACGCCGCTGCATGTCTTTTATTTTTTCGCGTTGCTCAAACAAACTGTTGTACTTGCCCTGAAATTCTTGCGCCGCGACTATTCTATCCCTTGGCGTGTTAGGACGCTTTTGCGCAAAGTCTGATTGAATTTCGCCCGTATAGTCCACTAGCGCATTATCATCTTCCTTTCGAAAGTCTGCTGTGCGCGTTGTAAACATGGTGGTTTCATCGTCAGCCCCAAAGTGACTTGCATAAGGCGCGTTTTCTGGGGCTAGTTCACCTGTTGGATCGCGGAACTGGAACAGATTTTCTGTATAACTGTCGCCACCTGACGGAAAGTACCCAGCAAAACTGGTGTCACCCGCATCAAAATCACTTGCACTCGCATAATCATAGCCATACTGATCTAGCGTTCCTTCTGGATCATAGTCAAACTCATCTTTCAATTGTTCGTAATGACTTTGCAGCGCTTCTTCTTCTAGCGTATCTCTAGTGTAATATTCCTCTACCGCTTCCCACTCACTATCTACCCCCGTCCAGCCGCCATCACCGCGCTTTACATACAATGGGTCTAAGTCCTGATAGAATGCATCAAAGTCATCTGCATCCCACTCATCAATATCATGCCCCTCGCTTTCTGCGATATCCATGATTTCGTCATCTGACAAATCTTCAAAACGCTTTACATCACCGCGTTCTATCAAGTCATATTCGATATCATCTACCAATGATTGATGACGTTCATCTGTAAGCTGCGACACAAATGGTCTGTCTGCCGCCACCACTTCATCAAAGAATGTATCAAAATCTACATCCTCTGGTTTTCCGACTGAACCTGTTAAGCCACCGCGCGACTTACGTTGCCGAATGACGGGGCGAGGATCGTTTTCTTTCAAGTAATTGATCAAGTCTTGCTTTGTGACTTTCTTGCCAGCAAAAGCGGCATCTGCACCCGACCATTCTAACTCGTCTTTCTTTGCGCCACCTTTTAAAAGCATCCCGCGCATTTGGTCATATGTGCCTTTGTTCTGCTTTAAGTTCTCAGCGGCGCGTAATGACGGACTAAAGAACCCGACAGGGGGCTTCGGTTCAAGCGTAGGTAGATATGGTTGATATTCAAATGCCGCATCACCCACATCCAATTCAAAATCTTTTATGTCATCATCCACTACCGCTGCGCCTACCGATTGCGGATCACGGCTTGGCGTCAGTACGTCGATCAAACCCTGCATGTCGCCGTCACGCACAGAACGTGCTGCATACTTCAAATCAGAAAGCGCATCTGTCGCAAGCTGATCAACACCCACTGGCAACGCAAATGTCTCTGCCAAGCCCGCTGGCGCTGCTAGATAGCCCATACGCACCAAAGCTGCTGGGGCTAGTGACATCGCCATTTCAACGCCCATGTCCACTGCCGCGCGTTTCCGCGCCTCTGCGGTAGCATCTGGGTCAAACACAACAGACGCATCTTGCATTGCGTTACCCATTGCATTGACAGGGTTCATTTCGTTTACGAATTGACCTGCTGGGCGCAAATTTGGCGGCAAGAACCGTTCAAGGTTAAGATCGTCAACGTAATTGTCCAACATGCGGCGGCGCTCTTGGCCACCCATTGTAAGAAAATCAATAAAGTTCATCACGATCCCCAAACAAATATGTTAACAAACCTGACGCATATCCTCTGCGTCGTGAAGGTGCCTGAAGTAGCGTTTCCGCACCATCGCCTAGCATCATACCAAACTTTCGCAATTTTCCGATATCGTCCATCTGGTTTACTTCATTCAACTTGTCGATGAAGTCCATGCGGCCTCGCTCGTAACTGTGCGGATACATTAAACCCCGACCAACACCCTGACGCGGCCCATATTCACGCATCATGCGCTCCATGTATTCACGCTGCCGAACGTCGTTGTCGTCAATGCCCATCCCTTCCAACTCTCGCAAAGCACGGGCAATAACGTCGTCGCTGTAGTAATAACCCTCTGGGCCATCTTCACGCATACGGTAGGCGTTGTATTCGTCTTCTGCCTCTCGCGCATATTTGTCGCGCATTGCGTTCATAAGTTGATCCATCAGCCCCTCACAGACTTTTTGCCGCGACAGCCCCATGCCTTGCGCCGCACCTTGACCTTTTCGGTCTGCTTTTGACCACTGGAACGTGCGCAATAAGCATCACCGCGCTTCGTGCCTTTGGCAGATGTACGCTTGTGTGTACGGCCCTGACTGTCTTTGTAGGTTGTGCCGTTTGCGTACTTTTTAGAGGCTGGTACTTTTTTGCGTGGCATTACTGGCTCAATATCCAATTGCTATACTGTCTTTTATCACCACTTAGAACAGCGTCTAAGTAACGCTGCCTTACTGTCGGCGAAACGTTATCAGGAACAGTTGCCGCCAACGTATTAAATTCACCTAATGACGGACTTGTTGGCGCACCTACTAGCTGCGTTGGCACTGTACCTGCATATTCTCCACCTTGACCAATACCATAATTGTCTGGCGTTACGCCTCTGCCAACTTCGTTAGAATACATAAACCTGTAATTTGGCGCTGGCGCAGGTGGTGGTGTTGGCGTTGTCGCACCACTAGATGGTGGCGGTGTCGGTACTGGTTGAACGCTTGAACCGTATGGCACACGCTCACCAAACTCATTGCCAGACAACCCATATAAAAAGTTGGCCATACCGCTATAACCACCAGCGCCTTGGAACTTACCACCGCTTGCTTGTGGGCCACCACGGTCACGCATGTCTTTGAAATCACGATACCCAATATCTTCACGCGGAACGATATACTCACCCGTGCTTGGATCACGCTCACTCGCTGCACCCGCTGGGCGTATCTTCAATGCATTAGCTAGGGATGAGAACAAACCGCCGCCGACAAAGTAATTGCCTGACTGATTTTTACCGCCGCCATCGCGCATATCTACAAACGCGCTGACATATGTTCCGTCTGGCCTGTAGTAACCATAGTTTTTGTCATTGTTCAGCTTACTATCAGCAACTTTGCTTGGATCAATGTCTGGGCGTCCACCGCCCTTACCGCCACTTGAACCGCTGTTTGCTTGCGCTGGCGCACCCGCTACAGGCTGAACGCTAGAAACGCTAGGTTGACCCCCATAGGATGATCCGCCACCTAAACCAGCGTTTGCTATGATTGCTCTATGACGCGCTACTCTTGGATCGTCGTCAGATAATCTTTTGCCGCTAGGGCCACCATACGTTACAGGCATTATTTCTTCTTCCCGCCTTTACGGCCTTTTTTCTTGTA